TTGTTTTTCTCCTCTTTAATAGCCTTAGTAAAATATCATATAAACTCTTTTAAAAAAAGCCAAAATCTTGGCTTTACTTCACTTATATTATAACAGATTTAGGTTGAGATGCCCAATTGTTATCACTTGGTTAGGCCTCAATAGGCATGAAGTTACCGACAATTTTACCGATAATTCGAGGGTCTTCATCATAAGGAGCAAATTTGTCACCGTAGCGTTTATTAAGAGAAACTAAACGCAGGCCCTCTTCCTCACGATAAACCTTTTTGATATAGGTTTGACCATCCCAATCCACAGCATAAACAGCACCATCATAATCAAAACCAGTTTGTTTGATCAACACTACTTCTCCATTTAAGTAAGTGGGTTCCATAGAATCTCCAAAAACCCAAGAAGCAAAATCATGGTCTAATTCTTCATCATAGAAAACTTCATCATAATTGCCATCACCAAAATAAGTATATCCTGTTCCGGCTGATAAACGCTCGAAAACTTTGTAAGAGTATAACGGAATAACAGGTGCTTTCTGCCTTTCTGCTTCTTGTTCTTCTAAAAGAGCCTTAGTGAGTCTCAAAGCTTCTTTACGATTTTCGTCATTAAGTTCCAAGTAAACTTCCACTATCTCATGTTCAGACAGAAAATAGGTCTCAGCCACGCCAAAAAGTTGGGCCAATACTGTAAGATTCTTTTGATTTGGCTTTGTCTTACCATTTTCCCAATTAAAATAAGAGGAGCGTGAAATTCCCAGATGCTTAGCCACTGATGCTTGACTCATTCCTTGCGCTTCTCGAATTTCCTTTAGTTTTTGTCCTGAAAACATAGCCACCTCCGTAAGTTAATAAACTAACATAAGTTTACCAAAAAAAGTAGTTGATTTCAAGTGAAATCAACTACTTTTACATTTCTCTTTTGTATTATTCTTTGACCAAAAATCCTATATTGTCAAGTGCCTCTTCAATGTAATCTAAATCTTGTTGACTATCAGCTTCAACAAGGTGATAGTGAACACCATTGGTTAATTCAGATAGTGGACGAAAATCGCTTGACGCTGCTTGTTCTAAAAAATGTCTAACATCTCGACGACAAGTCAACTTCAACAAGGTTTGAATTTCACCATAGACTGGATGATCAATCATGATATTTTGAATACGCCCCCCATTATCGACAATGGCTAGAAGCTCTTCTTCCATGTCATTCACCGTATGATTCACTTTAAAGAGTCGATGCTCATAAGAATTATCATCACTGTTTTTATAAATATAACCCCTGTTAGTTGAAATAATTTGAGCACCATCTGCTCGCAAAAGTGCAATATCTTGGACAATGATTTGACGGGTAACACCAAAATGTTCCGCCAAACTCTGCCCATTTATCGCTTCTTTAGACTGCTTTAACAGTGCCAATAATTCTTGCTTGCGATTTAAAGTCATAGACTAAACAACTCCTCTTACAACTATCGAATTTTTCGAATACTTTTGAAAATCGTTAATGCTATAACATAGTCTATCATATTAAAACTAGAGAAACAATAAGAATAGATAAAAGCTATAAACACACTGTTCTAAGAGTTTATAGTTTTATTATTTTTATTTATTTCTGTGTATTTCTGAAAAAGGTGGACAGAATGTGGTCAAAAAAACTTGGCAGCATAGGCTACCAAGTGGCATGAAAAAAACAAAAACATTGAACGTAAAAGTACATCTATAGTGTACCTCTATTTATTTTGATTGTCTAATGCTTTGTATGCAATACACAAAAAAAGACTAGGGTTCTCCTAGCCTTTTTTATCTCTCCCAGATTACGCCGTTGTCAGCATAGGCTACATAATCGACGCCGTCGATAGGTTTCATCCCACGACCTTCCATCAGAATATATCCGTCTTTGTCTCGCCAAAAATCGAGCATGTCTGCAACTTCGTCCCAAGATTGTTCTTTTAGCTCATCGGCATATACATCTTGGATAAGCTCTTTGATTTCTCTTTCAGTATCAGTCATGAGTGCATCCCTTCTTTCTGCGATAAGTTCCTCTAGCTCGTCCAAATCCGAATCTGTGGCATGATTTCTGATAAAGCTACGAGCTGACGAACGTTTGGATAGATAATTCCGATGTTCTCGATTCTGCTCGTTCCATTTTTTAGTTGCTTTTGTTTGTGCGTCCATATTATCTACTCACTTTCCGAATCTAGCTACAAATAGTTTGTGATACAATTCAATATCATCATTAGTGACTTCTAACAATTTGCCGTGTGATTTTTTAACGTTCACGTATTTTCCAAGTTCTTCGACATTTCGCATGTTGCTGATGTCGTATCCAGCAGTCAACAAACCATATAACGCACTATGAATTTCTCGTAAATTATTATCTTTCAATTTTTTAGAAAGATTGAACATTTTACTAGAAGTTGCAGAGTCATTTTTGATCTCGTCTGTGTATCGAGAACCTAGAATTGTGTTACCATTTTTCATTTTCTTTACCTCGTTTAATTATTTCTTAAGCTGCTTGACCGAAAAGTTTGATGTGTAGTTTAACCGCACGCATAGCCAATGACCACACGCTTGTGCCAGGCCAAGCTTCTTTTCTCATATCGTTAACGTTAACCATTTTTGTGTAAGCGTCCATTTCGAAAGAGACACCTAATTTCTTACAAGCCCAGTCCCAAGCTTTAACTTCTTCTGAATGTTCAGCGTTTTCGTGTTTTTCGTTTACACGTTCAACGATTTCTTTTTCGTGAGCCCAAGCTTCTTTTAAGCAAAGAGCAAATGTTTTTTGTCCTTGCAATTCTCCAAGAGTAAGATATTCGAAATCTGCAAAAGTGATGTCGTCGTTATTGAACAAGTTCCAAGCTTCTGTCATGATTCCTGATTTGTCGTAAGTTGCTTTTTTCATTTTCTTTACCTCTCTTACTTTCTATATACATTATAGTACATATACTATAAACTGTCAACACTTTTGATAAAGAAATTCAGTTTTTTGCAAAATAAAAAACCCGACCAAAAAAGGTCGGGGCAGTTCGAGAAATTCCATCGATGCGACGATAAGTATTCCATTGACTATAGTAGCACTTATCATAATTAACAGCAAACAAAAGAGCTATAAGATAACCTCGTAGCTCTTTGCCTATGATGGATATTCATTATAACACAAAAAGGACTGTCGAAACAATCCTTTCCAGAAATTCCATCGGGCTATGTGCACATAACTTACATGGCGCTGAACTCAATCAGTCTTTGGAACAGTCAAGACTTGCTTGCTGTAGGTACATTATAGCACAGAAAATTAAAAAACACCTCCTAAAAAGAGATGTTTTCCGCAAATGGGTCCCGTAAGATTATCCACAGCTATTTCTATTAATTATAACACAAAAAAGCCCCAGCGCAATGCTGAGGCTTCGACCACTACCACCATGATATCCCTGTTGTGGTGTGAGGGGAGGTGATATACTCCTTTTCGTTTTATAGTTTTCGTGGTCTGGTTATTTACCAGTTTGACCTTGCGTAGCTTGTGCACGGTCTTCAATAGCTTTAACAACTGATGCGCTTGCTTCTTCAATAGCCTTAGATACTTCCGCAGCATCTCTTGATTGGCTGTCAATAAAGCGTTGGAAATCATTGTCTTCAAGCATTAAGTGTTTAGCGCCGTTTGATTTCAATTCGTCAACAGTGCTAATGTCACCAATACCGAAAACGCGACCGTTAACGATTCCGACATAGCCTTGATTTCCAGATTTGCTTCTTACTACAAAATTCATATCTTCTTCCTCTTCTTTCTTGTTTAATTCGCTTCCAATAACTACTACATTCTTATCCAATCCACCAGCCAAGCCTGTACTTGTGAATTGCCACCAGCGAGTATGATCCATATCTGGATATACACCACAGTAAGGTTCTGGGCGTACCTCATAATCTGGGTAAGCTGCAATCCATAAGCTATTAGGATACTTAGCAGTGATTTGTTCTACATACACATTGGCTAGTGTATAAGGCTTGTAACTGTAATAAATAGGCTCAAATCCGTTTGCCTTGCAAACGTCCATAAATGCCAGTACCGCATTAGTGTTAGTTTGCTTGTCTCCACTAGCCCCATCTTCATAGTCACACACTAAATATCTAGGTCGTGATGGTAGATTGCTAACAAAATAGTTAGCTTCAGCTTGCGCAGTGCCTACATCTCCACCGAAACGGGCGAAGTGGTAATAGCCAATGCAATTACTTGTATTAGTTTGTTGACTGGCTACTGGGCTAACCCAGCCCACACCCTCGGTCACTTTAATAACTGTGTTATTAGTTCCGGACGCTTGGCAGATACCAGTAAGGTCTGCCGCTTGATAGGCTGAAACATCGATAAAGTAATCACCCTTGTTAAGTCCGCCTGGCTCGATTTCAGAATCGTCAAACGGCAATTCGAACCATCCAACCATTTGCTGAGCTGGTGCGTTCCAATCGATATAACTGAAATTTCCAGCGCTATCGAGGTTACGAGTTACCTTTCGAGTCCACCCGCCATTTTCCAAGCAATCTGCGTTTCCATCAATATTCTGTTCGATGGTAGTAACTGTACCGTCTGGATTTTCTGCTGCAATAAAACCGATATGCCCGAATTGATGATATGGTAAGCAGTTAGTTACCCACACACTACCTACTGGTGGGTTGTTAGAGCCGTTAAAACGTGTGACTTTAAGCCCTTGACTTTCTGCTCTACTTAAGCCGTCAATGGCATTTAAGTAGCTGAAATCAAGGTTGAATAAACCTGCATACTGTAAAACGTAGTCAATCAAGCCGATACACTGACCGCCATAAGGGTTAGTGGGAACAGTGACACGTTGATTGACTAGGCTCTCAAGCGTGTTTAATAACTGTGTTTTAGATGTCATGGTTCTCCTTTCTCATAATTATTTTTGAATGCTCTGTTTAATCTCCGTAAGCATTCTTTCCAAATCAGCAACCTTCTGTTTTAAAGCGTCAATTTCACTTGTAGGTAATTGAGATTTTGTGACAAGCGGGTCTTCCGCAAATTTATTTTGTTCTAAAACCTGTAGGAAAAAGTTGTTATATGTTGGAAATAACCCATACGCTTGACTGATAGACAAGGATGAAGATTGTTTCCCTTTAATTTCACCGATATCGCGGCCAATGGCTTCAATGGCCTTGCTTAAATTGCTCATAATTCAACCTCCTTAGAGGGTGTTTTTAGCAGTATTGTAGATGCTCACAAGGTCTTCTTGCTCAATGGTGTCAATACGAGCGCCCAATTCAGTCATCTTCGTAATGATGCCGCTATCAGTATTGCCACCAGCAGCGGTGATTTTATCAGCGATTTCTTTGAGCGTATCGAGTTCTTCAGGTGCATTACCAATAATGTCAGCCTTAACTTGTGTAATAGCTTGCGTCAAGCGTTCTTCGGTAATACCTTCCGAACCCTTATCAGCCTTGCCTGCTAGGGTTGTTTTAATTTCTTTGATATCTGCTCCGACCGCTTGGGCAAAATCGTGTAATTTACTCATTTATGTTTCCTTTCAAATTTTAGCTAGATTATAGATGTTTACGAGGTCTTCTGTGGGTTCACTGCCACCGGCAATGTATCCAGAATCTCGCAATTCATCCGCTAGTAGTTTTAGTTTAGGGTCTTTTTTTGATGGGATAGCACCGTCAATATTTAGTGAGCTCTTAACTTTAACCTTGAAATTGTTTGATGGGAAGATATGCCCATCCAGTTTAATTTCAAGGTAGTAAGTGCCAGTAGCTACTACACTGCCCATTGAGAATGAGAATACCCCACTTTCAACAGTAACGTCTTGATAGAGTGCCACCACTTCATCGTTGGAAAGTGTGAGCTTACCAGTGCCGGACAGTTCCATGCGTTTTCCATCGTACCCTAGAATTTCAAAACCAAACACGGAAGTGGTGTCCCCGGATTTGAGAACATCCCCTCCCTCGATTTGGTTGATAGAGGTCATGAGCTTAGCCATAGGCTAGTCCTCACGAGGTTCGTTGTAGTTCAATGCACGTTCACTATCTGCAACGCCCTTAGTTGTTGGGTCAGTAACGATTCCCAAAATCACCAAGATCACAACGAAAGTGTTTACACCCTCTTGGATATTGCTAGGGATATGAAGCCCGAACTGTTGCAACATGAGGAACACTGCTGAGATAAGAGCTACTAGAGTAGCTTTGTTTTGCAAACGTAGTTTAAAGTTAATCATTTTCTGTTTTCTCCTTTTCTTCCTCTTTTTCTGAGGTCAAAATAAATTTTTCTTTATCAATATTTTTTTTAATATACTTGTCAAAATATGGGATTTCCACCCCCAGAGCTGATAGACTAGCAAGAATACTAGAGCCATACGCTGCAATCATTGCAAAGATAAATGTATCTATCAAACTTCCTAAGTTCATAAAAACAGCGAATGGATAGAATATTACTACGAAAAAGATCATAGCCGTATGACTTACTAGACCTTTACGGAATTTTGAACTTGAGAGCTCGTGAAAAGCCCACGCTCTGGAAACACCTAAGACAATATCGCAACCGATAATCACAATCAGCAAGAACACCCATAGATGCTCATCGATACCGTATTCGTAAAATTCTTTGACAACATCAAAAATCCCAAAAATACCATTTGGTTTGTGCATTGATTAAGCTCCTGTTGTAGTTGCTTCTGCCAAAACTTCGTCTTCGATTTTATATCGCAACTCACGCAATGCACGTTCGTCTGTACGCATTTCTTGACGGTGTTTAGCATAGAGTTCAGCGTTAAGAAGATTTTCTTGAACTGTAGAGACTGCATTGGAATCTACGCTGATAAGTGTCTGTTTGACAAGGATTGTAGCCCCTTCTTCTTCGACGTTAAATTCTGCATTGATTGTACGTTGTTTTGTGATTTTAAGTGCCATAATTATTATTTTCCTTTCTTAATTTGGATAATTATCTTGAGTAATATAGCTTACTGTTCCTAAATGTACTGCATTGCTTGAATCTGAGTTGGTCACTTTCATCGATCCATCTGGTGATATGCCCCAAACTGCAATACCGACATGTTTGCTACTAATGTTTTTATTTACGAGCAAATAACTTTCAACAACAGGTCTGAAACCGTCGGGAATAGTTTCGTTAAGTTTCATCCTTTCCATTGTTGAAATAGATTTGATTTGTGGCGCTAACGACAATGTTACTAAATTTCCTTTTCTAGCAATATCAGCAACAACACCAAACCCCATAGAAACTGTTTTTTTAATCAGTTGAGGTTCTGGTTTTTCTGGCTTCTCTGGTTTAGGCGTGTACTCAATCCACGAGCCATTAGAATTACTAGTTACTGTACGTTTAAACATCCGACCAGAAACAGTAGTTAACGTTTGATGATATCCAGATGAGCTTTCAACAACTTCCAAAAAACCACCCTCGCCCGACGCTGGATGGTTTCGGTAATTGCCTGCTATTGAATAAAAACCAGTGGTTTTATAATCGTTTAGATTATCCACTTTATTATCGATAGCTGCGCCGTTTGGTTCGGTCAACTTGTGATGTTGAATCTGCTTTCGGTTTGAATAAATTAACCCGTCAACATCTAAAGCTCCACGCTCACGGTATTTATTGATGCCAATGCCTTCTTTGTCATACGACATCACTATACGATCACTGGGGACAGTAACTTGGAAAGACGTACTGGTAAATTTATCTTCCAATTTGCCTATGACAATATAGGAAGTATCGGCTGGATACGAATTACCCAGATTAGCGTTTGATGCGTTAAACTCCGAAATCTGAGACCATGTTCCACCAGCGCCACCGTTGTCAATGGTTTCTGTACCAGAATCAACATTTCGTGTGGTGAACGTTAACTTCATCGGGTTTTTCTGAATACCATTAACAGCTAATGGTGCGATTTTAGCGAAACGCTTAATGGTAAGCGTGCTATTTGTCGAACCGCTTCTTACTGCTTCAAATTTCAACGTTGGGCTGAAGTAATTTAAAACAGTGATGGATGTTTCGTATGTATCCGACCTAATTCCACGACTATCTTCAACATAAGCTCTTAGAGTAAATTGCGTGTCTTTATTAACAGTAATTTCACGAAACGTCCCATTAGGTGCAGAAATAGTATTGTTGTTGCCTACGATTTCCATAAAATAGCTCGTGATAGTTGCCCCGAATCTTGCTTCGACGTTATCAAATCTTGCATATATTTTTGATAGCGCTGAAACGAAGTGTTTATCCGATTGAGTGATATTGCGTGTTTTTTCATTTGCATCGGCCAATGCTATTTTTGAGAATGTGGGCCTAACCCTGTTTATTGATAAACCAACTGTGAACGTTTTTGATTGAGTGTTAATCAACTTCCCACCAATATAAGTATCTAAGAATATTGTTCCCAAACCGCTTGAACTGTTAGGAATGTCATTTGCTAGGCTCTCTGGTACAGTCCATCCAAATGACGTATCGATATTGTTAGCCAAATCACTCTCAAGACCATACCACGACAATCTCAATGTATGTCTAGCTGAAGCCACTCTTTTAGCAATAGAAAAATTCACGCTATCCCCCAGAATTACGTTGCTAGGCATATTTAAAACGCTAGCGTTGATAATTGGGTCAAGACTGATAGCGTATGGACCGACGATTAAATCTCCCGGACCTTGTGAGCCGTAACAATAGAAGTAAGCCTTTGAGCCAAATACATTCTTGCCGTTGGTGTGTTCAACTTCAATGGTTTTATCGATTAGTTGCGTTTCTGAATTCTGTCTTAAAACTTCTAAATTGTTAGTGTTACCAATGTATTGACCAAACGCATCAACATACCACTTGCACATTCCTCTTGGAAACGTTTGATTAGTATTGAATAGAGCCAGTCTAATGCGGACAGTAGAACTATTTTTTTCGACATTTTGACTCACTTGGTCAATTGTCATTTTGATGCGGAAACCTTTGTCGGTGTTTGACCAATATTCTGCCATCTTACTTACCTCCTACATATCTGATTATGTTCCGGTCTGGATTGATAAAATCTTGCTCTTCCCTAAAACGACCAATCTGAATTGTTTTTGAGAAAATACCATTTTCAATATGAATCACACCTTGCGAAATATACATTACCTCGTTACCGGCTGAAAACATTGAAATTCGTCCATTTGGGTTGAATAGCATAGAACTAGAATTATCTGTTTTACCAATGATAAGACCCTCGTTAGACGATGCCATATAGCTGTCGATAAAATTCCAACGTTCTGACATGTCATTCAGATTGTTCTCTAGTTTTGTTACACGAGCGCTTGCATCCGCAAGATTCTTTTCAGCTTGTGCGCGATTGGCGTTATTCGCATTAACAAAATCTTGATAAGCCTTCACCCATTGATTCAGCGTATCAAGGGACACTTTAGCGTCAAGCTCAGCTTTCATCACTGAATTAATCTCATTTAGCTTATTCAATTGGTCTTGCGTTAACGCACTATCAGCTTTGCTATCCAATTGGATTTTTAAATCTTTCGGTGACGCTTGCCATGCTCGGTCAGTCGTCCCCTCATAGCAGTCCAATTCAGTGAAGAATAGCAATGACTGACTGCCGTTGGTAGTACCAGTATTATCGATACGGATAAACCCTTCATCGCATTCACCAGAATTAAACGTCAAGTGCCACTTAGCAAGGCCAGTGGTTGATGGTGAGCCATTATGCGATTTGAAGTTGACAACTTTAGTAAAAGTCTTGCTTGTTTCATTCGACTTACGACCAAGAAAATAGATATCAACTCCCTTGATGTTAACAGTAGCAAAAGCTTGAATGTTAAATGAATAGCCAGTATTTCGTTTGACTGGGAAACGTAGCGTAGAAGCTGGTACTAATGACGATGATGTTTTCAACAAGAATAGCGGTTTAGTGCCATTGTAGTAAAAACCATGGGTTGGAATGGATAGATTAGCGTTCGACTGTGGCGCTTCCCAGAATCCCCAATTATCAAGATTATCCGGGAAGGCTGAGTTACGAATAAGGTTTTCACCACCAACCGAAACACTGCCGGTCATATCGTTCCATGAGTAATCGGCTGGGTTGGTGCTGTCTGTTTTGTCAAAGTTAGTACATACACCCAAATAACGCTTGTTACCATTCTGGGTCAAACTGAAACCAGTTCGACCATCGGCACTATCGGCATAAGCAAAGTGGACGTAAGGTGTTCGTCCGTCTGCCCCAGCTTTACCCGGAATGCCATCCCGTCCATCGCTACCCTTCCACTTAGACCAACGGTAATCTTGCGGATTACGGCTATCTGTAGCATTGAAATCTTGGTACATTCCTATGAATGGTTTATTAGTATCCGTTTGACTAAATCCACCACCAGACACGGTGTCAGCATAGGCTATGTGGGTATACTGTGTTTTACCATCAGCACCCTTAACACCGGGGATACCTTGGTCACCTTTTGGTCCTTGTAACCCCTGTGGACCGGTTAGACCTTGTGGCCCTTGTGGACCACGTTCACCCTTATCACCTTTAGCCCCATCGTTTCCTTTCGGACCTTGCTCACCGATTTTAGAAACTGAATAGCCTGTTTCATTAGTGTTATCCGTATAGCTCCAAACCGTCTTAGTCCAGAGGAATTGCCCCGCTGGTACGTTAGGTACTTGACTAGTCCAACCAGTCGTTGGTGCTACCGTTCCGGATGTACCTTGTGCGTAAGTAATGGTTGTGCTACGAATACCGACACCATCCTTGCCGGCGATACCGTTATTACCATCGTTGCCGTCTCTTGCTACGTAGGTTTTTTGATATCCCGTTTCAGCGGTGTTATCGGTGTAAGTCCAAACGGTTTTCGTCCAAAACCATTGCCCTTTAACTAATGCTGGCGGGTTTTGGTACCATGCGGTTGGTGGCACGGTTTCAGATACAGATAATCCGTATAGGACACTGGTGTTTCTAATGCCAATACCGTTCTTACCGGGGATACCATCATTCCCACGGTCTCCCTTTGGCCCTTGTTCGCCCATTTTTGCAACGGAAAAACCTTGTTCGTTCGTTCCGTCTGAATAGAACCATGTCGTTCTTGTCCAGAGATATTCGCCGGGGTTGACCGTCGGAATGTTTTTGTTCCATTTGCCGATAGAAGGTTTTAGGTTAACGTATCCAGGATTTATGTCATCTCCTCCAGTCCCAAAGATTTCTTTGATTGGGAACAATTCACCAGTTCTATCGGTTACAATCTCACCAACAGTTAAGTCAGTGTATTTGACATGTTTTCCACTCTTGATAAGTGTCAGGTCTTGAACAAAATCATACTCTAAATGTTGGGATAACGTTAAATTATTCCAATTGAAACTCGAGTAGTATTTGGCGTCCGGTACTATCTGACCGTTTGTGTGTTTCAGATACTCAATTGTTGTATTAACAATCCCAACACCGTCTTTTCCCGGAAGGCCGTCATTACCATTAGAACCGTTCTGTGGGATGTATGTTTTTTGATAACCAGTCTCACTAGATAGGTCGGTGTACGTCCATTGCGTCCTTGTCCAAAGGTATTTTCCTTTAACCAAAATAGGTGGGTTTGCCGTCCAACTTGTAGGCATGATGGTATCACTGTCAGACATGCCGTAAGTGATAGTAGTAGTTTTTAAGCCTACACCGTTCTTACCGGGTAAGCCGTCGTTACCTCTATCGCCTTTCGGGCCTGCTGGTCCAGTCGGTCCTTGCGGTCCGGGAGTACCATTCCTACCGTCTGAGACATTTAAAAAAGTAACTTCTTCCGAAGCTACTTCTTTATTATCAACCCATGCCGAAACCGTTAAGGCGGTTGGTTGGGTAATCTGTGCTGCCACCATGTCGTAGGTCATCCCCACGTATTTTATGACACCGTCAATTACGAAACGCCACGTTGCGTTAACGGCTTTATCGCCTTGCTTCAAGACCGGCCGAACAGTAGAGCGTCCAACACCGTTTTTAAATGCCGTTCCGTTTGTAGTTGTAATCTCGATACGATATGGTAAGGCTCTTGCTGCGATTTCATCAATGCGTTGTTGCAAATTGTCAGATGGTTTGTTTACCAACCTTCTAAAATTGGTAAATACCACCGAATTATTGAGTGGCATATCGAAACTAACAACCATCTCAGATACACGAGCTTCAAGAGCTAAACCGCCCCTAAAATTATTATTGATAATCTTAGCAGTATCACCTAAATTGACATCCTTGTAATTGTCCATAAAACTGGACTGGACATCGACGGTGTAGGTCAGCAATGGGTAAGCGTATTGCTTAATAGTACGCAATGCGTAGCCTTTAAGAGCATTGACATCTTTGTATTCTGTCTCAAAATCCTTACGTGTCCATCTATCTGTGTCGCTATCCTTCAATGTGGACGGGTATTTCTCCATAGACAGCGGTGCATAGACCATTGGACTGCCTTTCTTAGAATAAAACTCTACTTGCCCACGCTCGTTTTTTTCTTCAAACTCAACGCTCTCAAGATTAGTTCCTTCTTGTCCAATGAAATACCCAGCATTGAATAGTTGAGTTTTATCACTAGAAACTTGGACACCTTTTAACCCGTTTTGGTAGTAGAGAATAACATCCCCTCTGACCTTACCAATGCCGTGATGATTCTCGTCCGGCTGTTGGTAGATGTCAATAACAAACTTTTTCAAAGTGCCGTCTCGGTTTAAATCGGTTCTGAAAATAAATTCAGCGTCGAATTGATTCATTAAACTATGAAGTTGTTCTAACTTAGTACCGTTTTGAGAATCAAACGTGATAGTCCTTGTTTTATCAGAAATCTCATTGATACCAATTTCAAGACCGGCATACCCTAATAAGTCTAGTTCCTTCAAATACCAAGCAATATTCTGTGGTTTATCAGCCTTGCGAGACTGTGCGGATTCCATCGCTAACTCAAGGTTAGTGTTATTACAAGTCACTTGGAAACTATCATCGTTTTCAACTAACTGCGATACATAGAAAACGTGGTAAGTATTATCGTAGAAGAATGACACATACATTTGATCGTTGATGTAAGCTACATCCTCGTGCATTTTACCATTCACAATCTTAGGAATTGTGAAATCGAATGTACTGGTTGAGTATTCAAGATAAGTGTGCCATTGACTGTTAGAATAGGGCAACATGCCCGGAACGTTATTGTTTAGGGCACAAACCTTACGCATGTTCTTGTCATGAATCCAAATTTGCATTAAACAAAACGCTCCTTCCAAGAAATTTCAATCGTTGGGTCAGTTCTTATCCAACTTGATGTGTAGATGTCGATTTCAGTTTCACCAGTGCCAATACTGAACGGCTCGGATAAGTAAGTTAGTTCGTTAGATGCCGGCAAGTTGTCAACAAAGGTTTTGCCTTTTGACATGTCGACTTCCAACACTGATCCCTTGCCAAAGCGGTTAGGGATATCCTCGGTAGTGCTGACAAAATCTTTGCGATAGCAGAATTTATCGACATACATGTGAGTTACAAGCGGGCTCTGACCGACACCGGACAACAAAATACTAACTTTTGCTGACTTACGACCTTTCAAGATAGGAGCTTTATATTTTAGATAAGAACCCCACCAATAGAAAATTAATTCGTCATCCCTACGTGCCATATCAGACCACCCACGTTGGGCGTTGAATGGGTTGTGTTCGTCTAAATGCGTACCCAGAAAATGCCTACTGTCGATGATTTGATAACCGCCTTTGCCATCAGTGGTCATGATATTGTAATCACAACCTAGCCCGTTTTCTTTTTTCTTAGACTCTACACCGTAAAGGAAGCGACCTTGGTCATCGGAAACACAGATTTTAAGATACCCATATTGGCTAGGCAACCCCAACCAAAAGACTTGTCTCCACCAAATATAGTCATTTAGTGAACCTCTTTCACCATTCGAATCTACTGGAATATCCCATGAAATCGAACCGCCTTGGAGGAATTTGTTTCCAGTTCCTCTTGAAGTCAGTGCGATATTTGGGCGATTAAAGACGTCAACAATCCCAAGTGTTCCGTTTAAATCAGCACTATCGTCATTGAAAATACCGTTGTTTTTTGAACCAGTCGAAAAGCCTTTTCGAATGCCGTTTTCATCTCGATAATCTAACAGTATTTCCGAACGCTTAACGTTTTGTGTATCATCCTCATTAGGATTGCCAATCTCATAGCTTTCGCTAGAAGACTTCACAATCCCAACCCATCCATTATCTGAATTGAATTTTAGCTTAATGTCTGGGTAAGTTTCAGCCGTACCAAAGTTCTTTAGCGTAGCCTTGTAGTGCCCAGTAGACACCTTCTTAATGCTGCCGTATTTAGTTTCACCGTCACTACTTACCAAGGCTTGCGCCTTGTTCTCACCGTAGCTTTTCGGGACGTCAAACGTAACCGTCACCGTTGCGGTAATCGGTGCAGTGTTCTTATCCACTGTTAAGGACGCTTGACCAGACGGGATAGCTTCCCAAACCTTGTTAGGTTCATCGCCAAAAATCAATGGTTTAGGTTTATCTACATTCAGATAACCGCCTAGCGTTTCAGCGATGGTATTAAAGTAGTCGTAGTTTCCAACTAAGGTAAACGACACTTGAATCTGCTTAACTGACAAGGTGCTATATAGGAATTGCTGACCATAACGCCTACGCCCTTGGTCTTGATAGTTGTTGTTGAAGTTAGATGCCACGTTCTTAGTGACACCCACTGGAACGGTACGTCCTTGTCCCTCATTGAATAATTCGGTTAAGTTCTTACCGTCATAAGTTACTGACATTCCTATCAAATAATACTACCTCCTAACAACGCCTGTCTGCGTTCATAATCGTTTGTTGCTTTTGTCATGAAGGGTGCTAACCCGTTTGACACACTTCTTCCGTCAATGACATTTCTGATCTCGATTGGGTTAGAACCGTTAGTTACTAATTGGCTCAGCAAACCAATCATGACATCCAATTTATCTTCGAGGACTGAAACACGCTCACGGTCTGAAGCGTTATCGTGATTGCTTTGTGGGGCATCACCAGCGAAACGTGCTACTGCTTCAGTAAGTAGTTGCCACGCTCTACCACGTTTGGCAATATCCGTAGGGATAACATACTCTGGCATGTCGCCCTCAGCCAATTCATAGACACCATTCTTGTGGACTAGACCACCGTTAGCGTAGCCATAAGCGGCCACACGGTTAAAGGCTGCGTCTGACGTACCATAGCGGTGCTTGATGTAGTTGATTGCGGCAAGCAAGTTGTCATATCCGTTGCGGATATTATTGTGACCAGCATGTTTGTAGGCGTCAAACGTTGGTTGAATAGTCTGCATCAAACCAATAGATGGTGTCCCAGCTCTGGCGTTACTATCCCAGTTATTTTGAACGTTAGGGTTACCACCAGATTCACGCTGGATGGTTGCCAAAATTTTAGAGACACGGAAGTCGTTCGGCTCGATTCCATTTGCTTTCAAGGCACGAACAACAGATTCACGCCATCTTGAAACACCCGTACCTTGAGGCCCATCTTCACCACCACCAGCAGGGCTGAGCAATGGACCAAGCGTTTTCTTAATCCAATCGAACATTCCACCAACTTGGCGTTTAATCAAGGTTTGAAGTGGACTGTTACGGTCTTTAAGTGGCTTACTATTGTCTTCACCACCACCGCCACTGTCACGCACCCCAAAATCAAGGAACGTAGCAGCGTTAGAGATATGACGGCCAGCGTATTGGTGATACTGTCCGTTTCCACCGTAGTTGTATTCTTCACCATCGTAAGTATCGCCATGAACGGCAGTTACAAAGTCAACGTGGTTACTTGAAACGGGTCCGCCAGTGTAGACTGCTACCATTCCCGGTTTAGGTCTGTTAACGTGTGGCACGCTCGCAGATACCCATTGATTACCATTCCCAAGGTGACTAAATAAGCTAGGCTTAACGCCAAGGTTAGCCAAACGACTTGCAACGAATGACACACATTCACGATAGAAGTAACCCCAAGGGTCAGCCCCAGCGTCTTTGGCTTTATCTTTGAAACGGTAGTCATCGCCTTTAGCACCCATAGCGACAGTACCTTCATCCATTGAAGCGTTAGCCATGGACCAAAGCTCTTTCCACCAGTTTTTGGCTTCTTCGACTGGTTTCTTATACAGTGCATTACCAAGCGGATTGAATACCCCAGCCAATTTGTCAGCATTAGGACTGAATTTTTTAGCCAGTGATCCAACTGGGTCCTTAACAACATCGGTCACGAACTCAATCATCTTCATGAATTTGTCAACGCCATTCTTCATAGTGTCCCAAACTGAGCCAGCTACGTTTGTAGCAGTGTCCCAAAGTTTAGACCAGAATCCAGTACCTTTCGCAAAAGCTCCACGCTCGAAATCCATGAGCATTGCCAATTCACTGGCGTTAATAACTTCCGAACCGGCTGGCAAGAGATATTCAACGTTTCGCCCTTGCGGCAAGAATGACTTACCATTAGGCAGAATTACCATTTCTTGGTTGTTAGTCTCTGGGCTATCATACCCATCGTTTAGAGTAGCTAACGTAGGTTTAGTGATTGGGTTTCGGTACGAGCTAAACATACCAGTACCACTGGCAAACTTAACTTTAGGAATTTTAGAAATAGCTTCTTTGCTACCACCAAAATCTGAAATAAGTTTGTTGATACCATCGATACCAGCGTTAGGCAGTGCGATGACAGCGTTGATACCATCGCCAGCAAGGCGTTTCATGCCATCCCACATTTCGCCAAAGCCTTTTTTAACGTTATCCCAAGTATCTTTGAAGAACTTAGCGATATTATTCAAAGCGTCAGTAATCAGTTTGGTAATATTAACACCAAATTTCTCTTGAGTTAACGCTCCAATCTCATCCCATTTTTTAGACAGGAATTTCTTAGAGTTTTCCCAACCGTCAAACCAGTTCTTATTGATGCCCTTATGGTTCTTGTCGATATCCTTACCAAGAGCAATCATAGCTTCACTAGCATTACCCTTGATGTTCTCCCATGTTTTAGATGCGAACTTCTTGACGTTCTCCCACTTTTCGCCCCAATCTTTCTTAAGGTTACTCATGTGTTTTGCAACGCCTTTAGCCATATCTTTAACATGGTTAACCGTGCTATCGACAAACTTCTTGAATGGCTTGTTATGCTTATACATCAACTCGAAACCAGCGACTACTGGATTGGAGATGACAAGCAACTTCTTAGCGGTGTTAGTAAAGGCTTTGATACCTTTTTCACCACCAGTAAAGTAATTCTTGGTCTTTTCGAAGCCCTTTTTGGTGCTTTTGGCCATTGAATCCATCGCACCCGTCCAGGTCTTCTTCATGCCATTCCATGTCTTACCGAGCCATTTCGCAGCATTAGAAAAACCGTCTTTGATACTCTTAACAATACCATCAACGAATTTCTTGAATTTTTTATTGTGCTTGTAGATTAAAGCAAAAGCCCCAGCAATAGGATTGGCGATAAACAAAAGGACTTGTTTCCAGTCCTTTTTGAAGAAGTCAATGATTTTGCCAAAGATTTCTTTTGTTACTTTAAAAATCTTGTCAAAGGCTTTTTTGGCAGCACTAAACATGCCGTCAACAAAGGCCTTGAATTTCTTGTTATGTTTGTAAAGCAATACCAAGGCGGTGATAGCCGTAGTTACTGCAACCACAATCAAACCAATCGGGTTGGAAGCCATAGCTAGATTCAATAATTTTTGTGCCGCAGTCATTCCGACTGTAGCTGTTCGCCATGCGTGAATCCCTTTGACTACTGCCGTTATTCCAAGAGCAACCTTAGAGCCTACGAAATAAGCAGCAAACAAAGAACCGACTGTTTTAATAGCCGTTTTATGTTTGGCGATACCACCCAAAGCCTTGGATAGTGATGTAACTGGCCCTTTAGCCTTCTTACCGTTGCCAGTCATAAGGTTAAATGCACCAGCGACACCTTTAATCATATCAACGGCAACTTCCCAAACACCACCAGCAAAGTCTTTACCAATGCTAAAAACTGCACCTAGACTGTCTTTGGTTTCCTTGAAGAAAGCTACAATTTTAGGGGCATTATTAGCAATGCTCTTACTCAGATTATCGACGAACTTATTGAGACCGTCCATTAAGCCATTAAGCTTATCAGTTCCGTTTCCTAAATTAAACACCTTAGAAAAGGCATCCATGATAGTCCCTAAACCTTTGGAAACATGTTCGCCTAAATCTTTAAACTTCGTTTCAGTGTTAGGGTCAGCAACCCAATTCCCAATCTGTTGCAAGAATGGGTTTTTCATTTTATCAATCGGGTCACGGAATGCAGCGACTACCGCTGGCATACGAGACTGAATTGTTCTTTCAAGACCGCCGATAGTGGTTGAGAAGTTAGCCGTGGCGTCCTTGTATTTATCTTGCAACTCAAACAAGGCTTTCTGTGCCATCTCAGCGGTAATCTTACCGTCTTTTTGAAGTTCCGCATATTTGTCTGCGGTCATGTCTGCGATACCAAGCTCTTGTGCTGCCACTTCTTTAAGTTGGTTTTTCATTTCCGGAAAGACGTTGATGATTGACATCATGTCTTGCCCTTGAACTTTACCATTGGCAATCATTTGAGCCCATTGGGTTGCGAAATTCTCAACGGCTGCATCGGTTTGACCAAAAGCGTCTTGCAAGGTCAAAATGGCTTGCGTTTGTTGCTTAGTCAACTCGGTATTGTGGGTAACGGCATAGAATTTCTGGTTCATACCGTCAACCATTTCGGTTGAGTTAGCTGCTGCTTGGGCCATTTGGTTGGTCATATCGACCATCTTCTTACCTTCTTCGGCATTGCCGGTTAAAGTAAGCCAAGTGGCGTTCATGGTTTGCTGGTATTTAACGTACTCAGCGCTAGAATGAGCAATTTCGTCAAACTTACCTTTGATAGCTCCCAACGCATTCTGGAAACCGTTGCTAATGAGGTTGGCGGCAAACGTAGCTCCAAAGATACCCTTTAAGCGTGAGGTTTTATGCTCGGTCTCGTTAACTTCATTCCCTAAACGTTGGAAACTTTCTTTCAAACGTCCGATGAATGTGCTAGATCGTTGACTTTGCTCAATCTCATCGTTCAATCTATCGGCAGCATTACGAGCATGAGCCAAACTAGTAGCCGTTTCATCCAAGCGTCTACGCTGAACGAGGTATTCTTCAGAGGTTTTACCAGATTGGCGAGCGACACGCTCAAGCATATCTTTTTGTTTCTCATACTGCTTATTTAAGTTAGTAATAGAACCCTTGTATTGCTTAAGTTGTTCTTGCCTTGCTTCATCTTCCTTACCCTCTGCCTTCAGACGCTTGATGTAGGTTTCAGACGATTCATTTTGTAGCTTGTACTCTTTTTGCAATTCGGCAAGCCCAGACCTATGGTAATCAAGGCTATTCTTAGCTTGCCTTTGTTGATTCTCCAACGATGCCAAACGTGTAGTCGCTTGGTCAATCTGTTGTTGGTACTTAAGGTACTGTTCAGCGGTTTCGGCGGTACTTCCTTTAAGTTGAGACTGTTCTTGTTTCAGTTTCTCAATCTTACGCTGTTGGTTTTGGATAGCGTTACCCAAACCATCGTACTTAGCTTGTGCTGCTCCCAAATAGTCACCAGCACTACGCATTTGGCTTTCTTGTGCCTTCCATGCGTTCGTAGAGCTATTGACTAACTGAGTTAACCGCTTAATCGAATTGGCAGCCTGTAGCGTATCCAAGGCGATTTCCGTGGACATGGTAGCTTGTACTTTTGCCATGTAATATTTTTCCTCCTTTCCTTAAATATTTAGAGTAAAGATGTTGGGTCAACCATTCTATCTTCTTCCTCTTTGGCATTTAAGATTTTCATTAGCTCGTAATAATCAGTGTCGTAATACTGATCTAGTGTCCACCCAAAACCTTGGATTGATTTTTTAGCAATGATTTTCAAATCTTCAATGCGATTTTCTAAATCAAAAATCTGTTCGCCTTTAGATTTCAGTCTTTTGGGTCAGTTTCACCAGCGGCATTTTCAAGTTGTTCGTCTGTCAATCCGTACATGTAGCCCACCAATTTTTCGGCAATTTCTTGTGTACGCTCATTGTCCAAATCAAGCAATTTGTCATAGGCTTCGTCATCCAACTTGAGAACAGCACGAATGAAACCAAGCATTTCTTTAAGGATTGTGAAACTTGCTTGTGCTTGCTCTTGTGTATCACCATCTTCAACAGTATCGCTGATTTTAAGGACTGCCAATTGATACTCGTGCATACGCAAGACGTTGCGGTTGCTCGTGGCTACTTCAAACGCCTTCTTACTGATTTCTGGGATTTTAATAGTTTTGATTTCCATTTTATCTTTACTCCTTTAACACAAAAATAGAGGTCAGGCCATGAGCCCGACCTCTTGCGAATTATTAAATGCTGTTTGAAGCGGCAGGAAGGGCATATCCACCAAATACTTCTTTAAACATGTTTGTTTTATCGAAAGTAGATGCTCCAGAATAGTATTTCTTGTAAGGCTCACCGCCGAACGCAGTCGCTGACAAAGCGTTAAATGTCATATTGTCGTCTTGGCGAGTTTGTGCAGTATCAGTATCTGTAGCAACGTTTTGAGTTGATTCTTGCATGATACCATTAGCAAAACCGAAGAACACTGAGTGTTTGCGGTCAAGTGTTTCAGATTCAATCAATACCGCTGTGTGAGGTTTTTCACCGTCCATCACGTAACCACCTTTGCCGTCTGGTTTAAAACCAAGCATTTTTTGTTTGATTTCGAAATCAAGGTTATTGAAATCGAACGCTACTGTTGGTGATCCAGGCGCAATCATAACATCTTGCACTGAATTGTTCCCGGGGATTTTAGTCGCTTGACCTTCCAAGTTGGAAATATTAGCGGTACGAGTACCAAGCATAACTGAATCAACTTCAATCACGCCATCAGTAGAAAGGCCGTCAGCACCTTTAAGTAGTTTTTGGGTTTTAGGGTCAACCAAAGCAAGGCGAACCATTTTCAAACCTACAATTGCCATATAGTTATTTCTCCTTTGTTAAATTAATTTATCGAGAGCAACAAAAAAGACCCCCGTAATCTGTAAGGTATCGGGGTCTATGCTATGTTCTCTCATATCTGTAATTGAGTAGTGCTCAGATTTTAGGAATTTCAGTAATTCCATTTCAAAGGCTTCGATATCAAAATCGATGTCAGCCTTGTAAAAAATCTGGACTTCCACTCTATCTGTTTTTCCGAAAAAGGTATTATTCCCACTTAAATCAAGGGATGGATTGCTTTCGGTGAGTAACACGATTGTCTTATCGGTATTTTCTTCGAGCTCTTTGGGTAAGTTGTTTGCATATACTTCGCTTATTTCACCAAATTCTTTGCCCTCAATTAGCTCTTTAAGTTTTACGGTTGCTAACACTTAATCACTTCCCTCCTTTTCTTCGAATGAGTTTTTCATATTCCTCTTTTTCTGCCAACAGCACCTTCTTTTGAACTGTGCTATCGTTTTGGACATTGGTAACGAAATGATCAGCACGATATTTTTTAGTGCCGTCATTTAATCTTCTAGCGTTTTGGGCGTGGTAATTGTTTTTCCATCCTACGGTCGCCACACCATTCTTTCTGCCGTCAGCGTTAGTGGACTGGACAGATAAGCCGTCAGCCATATGCCCATACTTCAAATGTTTCTTATTTGAGTAGTGTTTCTCACGAGTTACATCTTCCAGTTCCTTTTGAAACACCTTTGCGCCAGCAGTAGTGATTTTCGCTTGTTCCGCTGGTGTGATATCGCCAATACTGGCTACCGTTTCAAGCCAGCCCTCTAGTGCTTCATCAAGCCCTACCATAAGCTATCACCCAACTTTCTTGTGTTTTCTAAGTGTCAGAAAGTCGTAGCGGTTAAGCCCAAAGTTTTCGTTTGGACTGACACGCACAATATCATACTGAGTGCCATTTAGGACGGCCACTTGACCTTCAATCACTTTGGCATTGTGGCGAATAACAATCACTCGTGTATCGCTTTCGCCATTTTGCTGAGCAAGGTACTCTTGATTGAGTGTGCGAGTGTGGGGTTTATAATGCAACGTAAACTGTTTCACGAATTTCGGCACGCTTACACCCGTAAACTTATTAGGGGTGCTTTGGTATGTACCGAAATCAGCTTTGAAACGAAAGTCTGAGGGTAAATATCTGACTTTAGCCATCCTTTTCCTCCGTATACGTTGCGTACAAGCCCCTTAATTGCCCGATTATGCTATTTAAAGTGAGATTGATAGGATAAGTCACCGTGTCCGTTAGAGCCACTCTGTAGGTGAAATATGAGCTTGTGAGGGCTATTACAGCCGTATCGTAAAGAGATTCTACACTTTCAAGGTCATAGAATTTCTTATCACCACCGACTGCATTGATAATGTACTGTTGAGCCGATTCAATGTAAGCTGGAATGAGTGCAGTGTCGTCTGTCTCATCCAGATTCAAGGTCTGCATGATGGTTTCCTTAGATACACTCATTGCTTACCTCCTAAATTAAGCTCCTGGAGTAAGATTAGCTTTTTGGTCAGCGATTGCTTTGAATGTTGCTGGCACAAACGCTTCTTCATCGGTTTTAACGACATCGAAACGGTCAATAACACGTACTTTAGTAGTGTCAGTTTCAAACGCTCCACCACCGATGTTAGTTGAAAGTAGTGACAAGTGTTGACGGTCAAACAATGTTACTGCTTGTTTCAAGTCGCCAAAATAAAGCGGCATAACTCCGCCAGTAGCGTTTGCAAGCCAACGATCAGAAATTTCTTTAACTGCAAAACCATCAATTGAGTATCCAGTAGGTGATTTCACATCACGTTCCATCAAGTAGTCACCCATTGCGTTCTTAACTTTTTTAAGAGCGGTAAAGCCTGAAGTGTTAGTCAAGAAGAATGAAGTCTGTTTAATAGCTGGGTCAACTTTAGCTTCAAGGTCAATAATGTCATCCCATTTAGTCAATGTTGGCTTAGTTGGGAGCACTGCGATAACATCCAAGATAGCTTTGTTGCGAGTAACAACGACTTTTTTCGCAATCCAACCAGACAACCAAGCAAGGATGTTTTCAGCAGAATCAGCAAGCAAACTGTTAGTTACTGTAGAGATACCAGCGTAGCGCTTGATAGTGTAGCGGATAAGAGACAATTTGGGGTCATCATTAGCACCAATTTGTCCAGCTTCATCATCGAGTTTAGAAAGGCCAGTGATTTCAGCCCATTTTTCATAAACACGAGAACCAGTAAGAGTAGTTACGTTTTCGACGTTAACATATTCTTGCAATGAATCGTATTGACGAACCAATGTATTGATAGCCGTACGGATATCTTGTGGGATAGTCAAGCCAGCGCCAGCACCAGTTCCGTCTGTTTTAGAATCAAGTGCGTTTTGGTAACGACCACGAACGAGGTTTTTAAAGTCTTTAACAAAGTTAGCTTTAACTTCTTCTTCGTTTTCAGTCAATGGTTTCTTGTCTTCTTCAGTCATGTTAGCTACTTCGCTAGCACGAGCTTCAGTGTATTGTTCTTTGAACATGTCACGTTTCATTTTCGCAGTGTCACGTTCGTTTTTGATTGCTTGCAATTCTTCAGCGGTAACTGAATCATCAAGCATAGCTACGTTAAGTTTTTCATTAAGATTTTCGACCTTGTCGCCTTGAGCAACCCAAAGGTCATGCAATTCGTTTGATGTTTTCATCAATCATCTTCCTTTCATTTTTCAAGTAAAATAGCCAATTTCTGCTCACGCAAAGTATTGGTCTTAGGTGTCGCAATCATATTCTTAAATTTAGTGATTGCTGATTTGCTTGGTAGTTGATGTACGGCATTCGTAACCATGATTTCTTCTTCATCGTTATCGAAGAACATGATTTCGTCCGCAAAGCCTTTATCAACGGCAGTTTTAGCGTTGAGCCATGTTTCTTTCGCCATGAGATCAAGTAATTCCGGTTGTTTAAGTCCAGTCTTCATTTCGTAAGCTAAAGCAATGGATTCATCAATGCTATTTAAAACCGCTGATTGATGCTCTAGGTCATCGCTATTACCGACGATACCAGTAGATGCCTTGTGAATCATGATATGTGCCGTTGGACTGATACGCACGGTATCGCCTGCCATAGAAATGACACTCGCAGCACTAGCAGCAAGTCCTTGCACGTTAACCACGATGTGTTTGCCACTAGCCTTAAGCATGGTATAGATTTCGCTAGCTGCAAACACATCACCACCATTGGACGCTATATTAAGCGTGATTTCTTCGTCTTCATCGTTAGCAATGGCATCTTGTACCAGTTTTGGATAGGTGCTAGACATGCCAAAGTATTCGTAGAATGCACCAGCATCATCACTTACAATATCGCCTTTAATGTCAATCTTGCCCATTTGTCTCACCTCCTTTCAATACGGTTCGGTTAGGGTTTTCACCCTTCGGCAACTCTTTAGGCAAAATCTCAGCTTGTTGCAAAATATACAAGCCTTGGTTCTGTGCGAGTGTGCCACTTTTAACCATGCTATTGATACGGCTGATATAGTTAGCACCAGTCGGATCAACCGCTGGAAAAATATCCGCATCCACATCGCATGAAAGTTTTTGAGACAATTCACTAAGAAATGGTCTTAAATAGCGTGCCACTGCTTTAGAGTAGACGTTAGAACTCATTTCAAGTGACGATTGTTGGTCACCTTGTCCACCGACAACGTTCTCTGGGATACCGTAGACTTTTGCAAATTGTCCGGTCGTCCAGTCTGCTTGCTTAAGTAATTGGGCCACGTTGGATTTAATTTCAAGGGGTGTGAAATCCTCTAAATCATCCAGTACCAACGGACCGCCTTGCATTTGTTTCATTGCTTGTCGTGAGCGTGAGACCTTAGTTTTGAAATCGAGCAAACCACCGCCCTTAATTTTCAAAATACCATTAGCATTGAGGGCATTCTTAAGGGAATTAAGCGTTAGCTTATCACTAGCTTTTTGAATATCTAGTTCTCTACCAAGAGCCATCAACGGACTTACGCTTGTCAAACCACCATCTACAGATAGCAATCTGAAGTGTAAGATGTCGCTTTGTGGAACATGCTGTTTTGGCGGAATGCGTGGATCATCAAACGTTATGTTGTAGTAGAGGCCATTCTGATTGTCCAATCGGTTGAAAGTGACCTGAGATGGTCTCAAATACTCCCACTTCATATCACGCCCATTGTCGTTTCGCCAACGATACGCAAAGGCTTCACCACCCAATAGCATTTGAGCAAAGATAGACTGGTAGAAATTGAAACGGTTAGCGTTGTTTGACGGATTATCCACAATACCTTGCAATTGTTTTCGGCTAGTCGTTAGCTTGGCAGTCGCTAGATCATTGGATAGCTGACTGATAATAGAGAATAGGTCCGAGTTTTTAAGAGCAGTTTCGGCTGAAACCCACTCACTACCATTCAAGGTAGCCAAAAACTCTGGATCAGTGATATCAAAAAAGCCCCCTTGGTTACTCGGTGGGCTTTCGGTTGCTAAATTAAATATCGGCAATTATTATCACCTCCTTTCTAGCCTTTCTTAGCGGCTAGCTCACTAATTAAACCTGCTAGTACGAATGTGATTGTCATGCTAATGCCAAACCATACGTAGCCGAGGTTATAAGTGGTTAAATTAAGCGAAATCGCAGCTAAAATGAACATAAGGATGTCAAAAATAGCCCAAATCGCCTTAAAAAACTTCAAAATCATGTATTAATACTCCTCTAGTAGCCCACTATCTGGGTTTTTTAACCAGTTTAGAACGGCCTCTTGACTCATGTGTTCAACCTTCCACGTTGGATTGTTAGTGATAGCGTAGTCTTCAAACGCATACATACCATCATAGAACGCATCAATTAGGGCATCCACCACGTCGATTTTATAGGTCGATTTCATCTTGTCTACTTGAATACAGATGTTATCTTCCTTGATTACTGCATTTATCAAGGCTTTTCGCATGATTTCATCATCCAAACGGGTGATATTGCCTTCAATAAAGAGCGTTTGAAGGAATTTAGTCGGGTCTTTCAGTTCGCTTGTCCGTTGTCTGATTGGCATAAGTGGAAAGCTCGTGTTAGACTCTAAGGCTTTGATAAGCTTTGAAACCCCCATAGCGTCATAGCCGAAGAAGACTACATCAAGCTGATTATCTTCCACATACTCACAAAACCAACGGTAAACTTCCTCTGGATTGATTAGTCCTTGTGGGTGACTGGTAATCGTACAGTAGCCCTTGGTTTCCAAGTCTCGATAGTTAACGCCGTCTTGTTTTTCTTTGGCTTCAAGTGAGCCTGCTTGTTGCCACGGAATGAAACTATGCTGTTCTATATGCCATTTTTGGCTACCGTCTGCCCCTAGATAAGGATAGACAAAGCCAATTGCGGTGTTGTCGCTAAACATTGAGGCATCAAGCCCAACATAAGCACGTCTGCCACGTATATCAAAATCAGAAATGACCGAGCGCTCGATGTCTTCCAGCTTTAAGAAGCTGTTTTCATCTTGTTCGCCCCAAAGGTTCATATTCTTGATTATAAAATCGTTGATATTTCCAGATAAAAGGTCAGCGTCTCTCTTATCCATAAGACCTTTTAAAAGCGTATCGTGTTCGCTTTCAAGGTCTAATAAGGGGTTCGACTTGCTCCATGTTTCAGGCATATAAATCTCATCTATGCTATCCTGCGACCAAACGAGGCACAATTGAGTATCACCAGCCCTGTCGTCACGCTCCATAATCCCTTGCATCATCCGTTCATCGTGTCTTAATGGCGAAGTGGGGTTTGGATAGGCAGTGGAAATTTGAATAAATTGTCGGTTTGGAATTTTAACCTGCCCAGAAACGATTTTAGAAATGCTCGTTCGGTCTTTCAAATCACCCGACTCATCCATAATCGCATTGGTCAAGTAAAGTGGAATCCATCATAGTTACCGCTTTCGGAAGATATAGCCCTTAAAACGTTGTTATTCGTTCTCATAATGACTTGTTCTGACTGGATAGATAAGTCCAACTCTTCAGCTAGAGACTTAAAAGGTTCTTTGGTGATTATCTGTTTAAGCATATTCTTAATATAGCCCATTAACTTCATAGTCTGCTTGAAGTTGATTGAGCTTACCAGATAATCTTGGTTAGATAGTCCAAGTCCTTCGAAAAGGTAAGAGAAACACATAGAAATAGCCTGAATGTACGTTTTCCCTTGACTACGACCAACAGATACAATGACCCGTGAAAAGCGTTTGCCACCCGTTTCATTGCGCCAGCCAAAAGATTGACTAAGCAAAAACTCTTGCCACGGCATAAGCGCTGTTGGCTGTCCCGTGTCAACGTTTGGACAGATTTTAGCAAACTTAAGCACTTTACCAGCTTCTGCCAAGTCGTAACGATAAGGAAAACCGGAATCCCCTTGATGTTTTAAGTCTCTCAAGTGCCTTAGACAAGCAAGTTGCATCATGTAACCAGCTTGTGTTTTCCCATCCATCACCTCAAAAGCGTATTTAGTCCCTGGGTCTTGATATTTTTCTCTAACTTCCGAAAAGTCACTGTCTTGATATATCTTTGTTATTGTTTTATTCGTTATTTGTTTAGTTTCCACTTTTTAAATCACCCCCCTTCTAATAAAAAGAGATGGGGAAATAAATTCCTCGTCTTTTTAACTGTTTAAAAAGTCCTGCATCATTTCAGCAGTCGATTTTTCAGGTTTGCTACTATCAGCAATCGTCAGCAACTCTGCCCTGCCTTTTGGCGTAAGACCTAGTTGCATGGCTATCTGATTCAGCGTAGTTGTTGCATCCTTCATCGTTGCAACCGCTGGATTCTTTTTAAAGCCAAGCGACTGCTCGCCTAAAATCTCACCGCTTCCCTGCGCCTGTACAAGCTTTTTGATTTCCTGCTGGATGCCGTTTAGCTTGATATCTTCATAAGCCAGCTTGTAAATTTCGTAGTTAGTGCAGTAGGATTCCACCAAGAATGTATCTATGCGCTCGACCTTGCCTGTTCCTTCTAAAAACGGAACGACTTTGCGCCAAACCTCCCTAGCTACCTGTCCTAGATAGTTTGGTGGGTCACTCGGTAAACGCCCTTTATTTTGTTTATAAAATGGATTTTTAACCAAGTTCGCCTCACCTCCTTCTAGTTCATTTTGACATCCTTTAAAAATCTGAAAAATTGGTGTCCGACATAAAAGAACACCTTGTGGCGGCTCTCCTTGGCACGAGAAGGGGGCGGGGGTCAATTTTAAATTGGGTCGAGGGTTATTATACCACCCTTATTATAAAATCGTGCTATGGGCTTATTAGAGGGGTTTAATGACGTCCTCTTTTTTGCGGGCTATTAAATCGGCCCACGATGCCACGGAAAGTCGTAGCTCGGTGTTCTGTTTCGTTCTATTTTGACCAGTACCATAGATTTCTTGCTCTAGGGTACGTTTGGTGTTATCGCAGCTTCTACACGTTGCTACCACGTTTGAAATTTCAGTTCGAAGTTCTGGAGCTATTTCAACGGGTGTTACGTGGTCGCCTATACGTGCGTCTGGTGTGGTCACACCCAACGCTAGACAGTACTGACATAGATAGTTGTCACGCTCTAAAGCCATCTTACGAATAGAAGACCAAGTCTTTGAGCGATAGAATGCGTAACGTTCCTTACTCTCATCATCTCTGTTCCTTACTCGTGTGTTGTATCTAGTCCGTGAGTATCTCTGCCTTCCCTCAGTGTATGCTGCTTCCATACTGTGATGTGTAGTGCAGTAATGTAATGGCCTCTCTGTTAGAGCATGGCATCCCTCTGCCCTGCATCGTCTGACCATCGGCATTGGCATACCTCCTTTCAGATAAAGTAAAAGAAGAACACTGTTGTGTCCTTCTGATTCGATAATACTATATTACCACGTTGATAGTATGATGGTGTATGGATTGGTATATACCACTGTAGATTAATCCAAATACTTCTCAGCTTGTCTTAACTTAACGTAGTATGTAGCTTTACTAAAGCCCATGCGGTCACATATCTGCCAGATATCTAACTGGTCTATGTAAACCATTTGTAGTAGGGACCTAGCATCTATGTCCCCCACGTTTGCTATCTGCCTACGAAACTCTAGTTTCTGTTTGATAGCCTCGGCAGTGAATCGTTCTACTTCTTCACGAGCTGTCATAAGTTCTACATAGATATCATCCTTACCCTTACGCTTGCCACCTTGCACCATATCTGGCTGCATAGCACCAGCCGTTACTTTTAGCGCTTGTGATTCCAGTCTCTTGATCTGTTCTATCTGACTGTCAATATATCTATCAAGCGCTTTGATTTGTTGCAGTCGTTCAACTGTTCTCATAAATTCGCTTTCCTTTATGGTATAATAATATTATTATCGTTTGAACAGTCCTAGGCATTAGTCTGGGTCTTTTTTTAGTCCAAGAAACGTTAAGAGGTTTTATACGATATGCTAGTTTGTTTCTCAGACTGTTTTAATGGGTGGATAGATATACATTATTGGAGATTTCTCTCCTTTTTTAAGAATATAAAATTTGAATTAATGGAGATATACCTAGGCCACAGTTTCCGTTTCCTTTATCGCCTCCGATACGTTAAATTTGCAACGCTACCAGTTATGCGCTGCATTGATTTGAATGAATAAAAAATAAAGGCTCCTCTTTTCTAATTTTGATTAACTGGATTTTTTCAGCTTCAACCACCAGCTAAGGTATCCGCTGAGTAATGCAATTATGAGATAGAGGACACACCTCCAATCTCAAAAATAGCTGGGTTTAGTGCATAGGTCTATCAGCTATGCGAGTGTCCAAAAGCGTAATCACTTAGATATTTTGATAGACAATAGCTAGCAAGGGAGTCGAACCCTCGTAAACCATTCTAGCTACACACCGAGCATGTAAGCTCGATATAGATAATGTTTAACAGTTGGCTTGTTGCGTCCCAAACCTTCTTTACTACGGTATCTTCTTGCAATTCTGTCGATATCTTCATCCAATTCTGCCGGCCAATCGTAGTTATTGAATACATATTTAGCAATGTCGCCGAACAGTTCATCCGAGATTAAACCTTCTATCTGAATTAGCTTGCGAGGCGTTAATCTGTTAATCTCACGATAGAGCTTGCTTAGATTGTCAGCATGTTTTCTAGCTTCTTCTCTTGTACAGCCTATCAGGCTCATGATATGAGTTGTAACCCTCTTGCCATATAATTCTCGCATGGCTTCGATTTCATCGCAGAAACGCTTGAATAAGTCCTCTGGCAGTCCAGCGTTGTCAAAAGATACATGCTTTTGATAGGCCTTCTTACCTCGATGATTCTCAGCTAGATAAGCCTGTAGGTCGCTAAACAGTTGGTCTGAAATAAGACCTTTTGAATCCTCTGCTGTGTTTGGGGATAGTCTGGAGCGCTCGTGAATGACGCTATAGAATTTCTGTGAGTATTTCCTTGCTTCACGAACATCGCAATTCCGAACAGCTCGGATTCGTCCGTTGAACTCTCGTCCATATTTCACTCTAAGTGCATTGTATTCACTGACTAGCCGTCGATATAGCTCCTCGGTCAGTCCAGAATATTTGTATCTCACGCTCATGAGCTCACCTCTAGCAGCTCTTGATTTTCGTAGATGTTGCCAATAACATCAATGTAATACTCTTGACTGATGTCAAATAGTCCGTTATGTACTTGCCCATCTATGTACCACATGAAAATCTCGTCCAAACCGCAAATAGTTCCAATTCCACCATCCGGAAAATTAGTTCTTTCGTCATCATCAGTCACCTTGACGATATCCGCTTCAAAGATTTCTTTGCCATTCTTGTCTTTGAGGCCTGTGGATTGCATGAGAATGTAATTTTTTAAGTCCTCTTTTACAACATTTCTATTCTTGTAGGTTGCTTTGATAATTTGTTCATCGAAAACCAGTGCATCAACTTGCACCATTTCCTTAAACTCTTTATCCCACGCTCTGAATCTTGGTATCATTGCCATCACCCTCTCAACGTTTTTTGTCCTATGCAATAACCATCAAACCAAATTTCTGGTAACTCACCGTAACCAAATCTGTAATTCATGCTTTTGTTGAGTGTCAGAAACATCCTTGATGTTCCTCTTCTATCTTTGAATGTAGATATTGATATATTTCGTTCAAAACCGCCATGTTTCAAGCTTTTATCATAAAGCTTACTAAATGCTTTGACATACTGTTTCTTTCGCTGCCGCCTGTTCATTGCCCTCTCCCTTTCAGATAGCTAGGAATATCATCCCCAACGTTTACTTGGTCATATTGCTCCTTGTTAACTAGAAACTTGCCATACGCCCCACAATCAACAGTGTAGAGTTTACCGACCATCGATTTTCCAGTAACCTTACCGTGCAATTCAACTGCATTGTCTGCCTTGTGGATAACCACTGTCTCGATAGGTCTATCAACCACTCGCAAGACGGTAGTCACGTTAATGGCTAGCGACACCACTAGCAGAATCGTTGCGACTGCCAGTTCATTATAAATCCTCTTCTTTGATGAATGTTCCATTTACCATCTTTCCCTTTCTGTTCTTAATTTCATCGTATGCGATACCGAGACACTCAATGACATCAAGGTCTAATTGATGTGCCAGCACGATAATTGTTACTAGCGTGTCACCGATAGCGTCCTTGAGCGCTGATTGTGGTTCTGTGAATTTCGTCGGTTTCAAGAGCACATCCCGAATTTCTCCGGCCTCCTCAGTAATACGCATCCACTGAATTTTTGGGTCAGCTTGCTTAAGGCTGCGTTTGTCAGCCCACTCGTTGACCTTGTCGATTAGGTCTGAGAATGTGTTGTCAGAATCGTAGCCAAGAAGATAGCCAACCGATACTCCAAAGTGTTTAGCTAGTAGCTGGGCTTTATTGGCTTTCATCAATGTTTCTTCTTTTTCCCAACGTGAGATGGTTTTTTCAGATACTTTTATCTCTTTTACTAACTCGCTTTGAGTCATCCCCTTTGATTTCCGTAGCTGTTTAAGTCTGTTCATTTTTGACCACCTCGAAATAGTTGATCGTAGATGTAGGTCACCACCAACACGATAATTTGAATCACCAGCATAGTGCTTATCACTCGTTGGTCTTTTACTGCCAATCCCATCGCAAAATCAAGGGACAGTGCACACATTGTAAACTCAAATGCATCCATCTATCCCACCTCCTTAACTTCCACACCTTCGCAGTCGAATACCCAGCCGAAACCAGCTTCTTCTAGCTCTTTGCGAGTGTGCTTGGTTCTGTAACTTCCAGTTTCGTTATCTGATGCAAGAAACCAGTATTGATTATCTAAATTTCTATTGAGGTATCTACCGTATCCGTCAACCCCTTTTACTCGAACCGTATATCTAGGCTCTTCCTCGACCTCATATCCAAACTGGTTCATGTTGACAATGGTTATAATAGGCTCGGTTTCTTTTTTTACCCAATTTTTGAAATCATCGTCTTCTTGGTCATCCCAATTAGAAAAATAATCCCATAATTCATAGTCGCAGTCATCTTTATGTTCCTCATACCAATCCGCCACGTACTGCGGCACCACTGGTTTCTCAAAGAACGAATCATATAAGTCCTCAGCATGGGCCATTGAAAGGCGTCCTACTGTTGCTAATTTCTGTACTGCTTCATTTCTATCCATTGTAAATACCCTCATTTTCTTTCAACCATCGAGTGAAACCGTCAAAGATGTCCTCACCTTTTTTCAGTTTGAATTTACCGCTGTATCTATAATCGCAATATTTGATATAGTCAGCTAATGTTCCTCCATAAAAATCATCCATCTACTTCCTCCATTTCCACCGTATACATCCTAGAATTGCGATATTTGACACCTCTCAAACGATGCAATTCGTTGATAGCGTCGTTCTTGTTATTGAAAACGTGCTCACTGTCTTCCATGTTGTCGTAATAAACGATTACTTTATATTTCATAGCTCTACTAATCTCCTTCCTCTTTCCGTTGTTCTTCGAGCGTATACTGGCGTTCCATAGTACCCGACGGTGCTAGGTGAAACACCTAACTGCTCAGCGATTTCACGCTTAGTTCCCATCGCTAGCAATTCTTCACCCTTGTATAAGGCGTATTCTTTTGCTCGCATAGCTCCATCATTCCTTTCAATAATTCATCATCCGGCAACTGTTCTAGCGTTAAGATACGGTTGGGTTTCTTTGCGTTGATTCCTAGCTTGGCGCTGATATACTCCATGTCTTCGTGGTTAGCCCAAAACCATCTTGAAAATTCTTGCGTCTGGCCTAATACGCTTGTATGATCGTAATTGCCTGGAGCGTAGATACCAACCAATTTGTCCTTATATTTGCTATTCATTCGAGCTCCTTAATCTCAAACTCAATGCGTGGATTAGGACTGTACTTCTTGCGAGCTCTCAAATCGCACACAATACTGTCATCCGTCCAGACGATACCCTTTTTATCAACTTTGTTGTAGCCAGCTCTTGAAACACTGTCAAAGAGCGATTTGACCAGATTATCAACGTCTGGAGTTTTCGCATGCCAAAGTGTTTCAGACATGAACCGCTTGAACGCATCCCACGTTTTAGCCCTTGCTTTTGGCGTGGGCTTTTTTGATACGCTCAGCGGTGCTTTCATGTAAAAGGTAACATCAACCATAATCGGGCCGTCGAAGAATTGTCCGTCGTACTCTTGCTCAATAAGTTGCGAGCACTGACGACGCCACGCCTTCATTTTTGGGTCTTCATAAGTGCCAAATTTGCTGAATCGTGGCCTTGTTTGAGGTTTGGGCTCGATATTTAAAGTCATTTTCATAGCTTCACCTTAGTTAGAAGGGTAGGTCTGAATCTTGGATATCCATAGGGTTTGAATTACCGAATGGGGCACCACCTCTTGAATTGTTTAGCGCTTGCTGTTGTGGTTGTTGATTGTAACCACCGTTAGCGTTGCCACCTTCACGCGCTGCACGGCTTTCCAACATTTGGAAGTTCTCAGCGACTACCTCAGTTACATACACCCGTTGACCTTGCTGATTCTCGTAGCTACGGGTTTGGATGCGTCCAGTAATTCCAATCAATGCGCCTTTTTTAGCCCAATTAGCCAAATTTTCAGCTTGCTGACGCCAGATAACACAGTTGATAAAATCTGTTTCCCGTTCACCGTTAGCGTCCTTGAAGTTACGGTTAACCGCAAGGCTAAATGTTGCAACAGCAACATTGCTAGGCGTGTAGCGTAGCTCTGGGTCTCTTGTTAATCTTCCGACAAGACAGACTGAATTAATCATAGTTTTCTCTCCTTCTATTCATGATTTAGTAAATCGTCCAGTTTGGGTTTAGATTTTGGTCTTGACATTAACTTAAATGTATTTTCAATTCTTCTTCGGTCATACTAGCTATGTTTTGATAGCCGCTGACAGTGTAGTTTTGTTTGTATTCCCAACCGTTTTTGCTAAGTAAACGTTTAAATCTGTCTTTATCGTCTGAATCTTCAAAGTAGACTTCAAGTGTCATTTTTTGGCGATAACGTTTTGATTCTGGAATGTTAGCTTCTTCAATTGTTGGCGTGTTTTCGATAATTTCGCCTGTTTCTGAATCAACAACTAATGCCGTTGGTGTTGTTTCTACTATTTTTTCTTTTTGCTTTTGTAATTCAGCTTGTCGTAGGGCTTCTTGTTCTTGTCTTTGGCGTTCAGCTTCTTGCTTTTGTAATTCAAAAGCATGGTCTGAGCGAATCTGATCTAACACCTCTGCTAATGTCAGATTTTGAAGCATGCGGATATACGGTTGGTCGGTCATCCCGTACTCTGAACAAAGCCCGGATATGGATTGAGCGGCTTTTTTAAATTCCTCTTGTTTTTGATATTCAAAAGTAACCATGTCGTCTAATGCCTTCATAGTCGCTTTTTTAAGAGTTACACCGTCCGCCATAAAATCGCCATTTTTGAGGTATTCCGTTGCTTTTCCGTCAAAAATGCGAGGATCAATTATATATTCGCTGGCTTTGTTAGCTAAATAACTTTTAACCGTGTCCAATCTCAGTGCTTTTTGATGATTTTCAAACTCTTTCACATCATTTGCAATTTGGTTGATAATGTTTTTAAGAGGTTTCTCTGTTTCCTTGATATATTTTTCAAAATCCGTCGCTGGTTTTGATAACTCATTCTTGATTTTGATACGTTCGTCTGAAATTTGCTTGGTTAATTTTCGTAATTCAGCCAAGACTTTCTTGTCGTCTTTGATAGTGCCAGCGGTGACTGTGTAATTTTGATACTTAGCAACTACATCAGCAATGCCTTTTTCAAAAACCTCTTGCCCTACAATCTCAACTTTGGCTTGTTCAATATTAACTTGTAATTCTTGCATTGTTCGCACCTCGTTAATAGTCGAGAAGTTCGCCTTGAACTGGCTCGTTTTGTGAGTTGGCAACCGGTTGAGAATTGCTTTCACTTGTTTGTTGGAAATGCGTTTGTTCTTGCTTCATTTGTTCGATTTGCGCCAGCTTACGAGCTCTAACATCCTCTTGTGTCTCTTGTGGCGTTACATCCTTGATTCTGTCGAATGTTTCACCGCCGTCATCCTCAGTGTACATATTTCCTAAATCCTCTGGGAAAGCTTCACGTAAGGCATTGACAAGAGCGGTTTTTCTAATCATGGTGGCTGGCATAGCGTTCCAAGTGCTTTGCTTTTTATCGTATTCTTCACGACTAACGAAAACCTCTACAGGAACCTTGAAATTCTTGCGGTAAACTCTTGCCCAACCACCGACGAGTGTGTCGTTAGGTAGCAGCAGCGCCCCTTTCCGCTCTACCATATCACCAGAATCGTCAACAACTACCACTCCGGCTTCAAAGCCTTCATAGTTTGGGTTTTGTGCTGCACGCTTCAAGAATGCTTCTTTTGAGACAATTAAGCTAAATTCAGCCCCACCATTTTTCTTTTTGTAAGCTACGATATAGACCTCGTTTAGCAATGGGTTGAGGTTACGACCTTTAATCAGCGATAAAGCTTGCCCAACTTGTTTTTCTGTCAACAAATCTTGTGGGTCGTAGTAGCGTTTAATATCTTGAAACGTCCAAGCACTTGTATCTGTTGAAATATCCCTTTTGTTTTGTGTTTGTAGTTGATTCGTCATACCTTTGTCTTCCTTTTTGTTTTAAATGCCCTTATTTCGCATTTTAAGGGGGTGTAGTGCGATTTTAACGGTGCCGTAGTCTATTTATACCACCGACGAAAACACACGCCTTAAAATTGATTTTAGAGGGGTTTTCTAGTGTGCACTAAAAATCTGCGTTGATTTCTTAGCAAAATACATATATTCGTTAATTTTCTCGATGAACGAATACAAATCTAAATCGTCCATCATTTTTTGTTTGTGCTCTTTCGAGAATACAAGCCCATGAATACGCTCATAATCTTCAAACAGCTTTAGTTTTACTTCTTCTTCCGTCATGATTTCTTATCTTTCTTGTTTTAGTTGATTAAGCGTGTATCGTTTATCTTCGATGTCTACTGCCCTGAAAACATTTCCTTCTAGTCCAGTACGTATACGACTTGCGACCCGTTCGCTGTAAAGGTTTGCTATTTCATTATTGCTTAGGTTGGTTGTGATAACAGTGTTCTTCTGATGGCTTAACACATCAAAGATAAATTCTTCTTCCCATGCTGATTTGGATTGCCCTGAGTTTCCAAGCTTAACGCCTAAATCATCAAGAAATAAGTAGTCAGCTTCCATAAGCATCCTTGAATAATAACTTTCTTTGCTTTCAAACTTAAAGCTTTCTCGGACTTTTCTTAGAATTTCTGTGAGATTGACAAATAGCACGCTTTTGGGATTGTCTTTGTCTTTGTAGGTTTCATTCAGTATTTTAGCCATAGCGACAGTTAAATGAGTCTTACCAACTCCAGTAGTACCAGTTAGCAACGTGTTCCCCTCGAAACCATTAAGATATTTCTGTGTTTGCGCTTTGACAAACTCTAACATCTGCTTTTCTTGTGGTGTCTTAACAATAAAATTGTCAAAGGATGCTGATTTTAACTCTTCAGGAATTGTGCTGTCTCTCATGAGTACATCATAAGTTCTTAAGTAAAGATTGTTCTTTAAGCTCTCCTTCACCAACTCTTCTTCTTTCTTGTCTCTTTGTTCTTTGGCGCATTTTGGGCACACTGGAGAGGGTTTGCGTGGTTCGTCTTCTCCTGCGATTTTTACGGCTATATTAAGTTGCATCATAGGTAACCCATGAATTGGACACTTACCGTCTAGCCTTTTCGTGTTTGCGATAATTTCAGCTTGTGTTAGCATGTATTACCTCTTTTCTAAAATGGGTTTTCGTCTGCCCTAGAAGCCCCATTCTTCATTGATTTCTGATTCTGTGTTTGTGCTATTCTTACGTACTTCAAAATTTCGCTGTTCTTCATTTTGTTGCACGACGGTCTTTATTCCGTTTTGCGCCCATTTCTTCAAAATAGCGTTAATATATCCAAAAGAACGCTTTGAGTTGTCAGCAGCTCTATCTATGGCACGTTTAACCAACATGGTTTCTAACCCATCAATATCGATATAGTCTTGCAGTTTTTCCATCTGGAATCCATCTAACACTCCGATTCTGTTTTGGTAATAATCAAAGATGTTAAAATCGGATTGATTATCAGCAGTGGCAGAATTTTTTTTATTATCTGCTTCTACTTCTTTCTTTATATCTATATTTATATCTTTCTTTATATCTATCTCTTTCTCTTTCTCTTTCTCTATCTCTGTCTTACATGAGTTTAACAATGTAGGGTTTTGGGATAACATTGTAAGATTTCCCTGTTTTTCTTTTTGCGCTTTGCGGTACTGGCGCATATAGGCAGCTTGGTTTGTTTCCTGTTGTACCAAGGCTTCAGCTTGTTCCATCTTGGCGTTGTTTTCACCGTCAAATTGAATCAGCCCGCATTTTGTGAAATACGCCATAGTCATGTCTATCTCGTCTTCTGATACATCCAACTTCAAAGCTAGCTCCTCTTTCAAGGTTTCAAAGTAGCCCTCGTAGTACAAAATGCAGTCGCTTTCAAGGCTTTCTAGCATTAGCCTGATGTAAATGACAATCATAGTATAGCCACCCGGAACGTTCTTCAATCTTTTGATAAAAAGGTTGTCAAAAAATTTTTTATCGACCTTGAGCCAAAAATATATCTTGTTTTTTGTTTTAGCCATTTTCCCTCCTTGTTTAATATGGTTCTCGTACAATCAACTATTGGTTGACCGTTGGACTCGTTACGTGTTATAATCAAGTAAATCGTTTTGATGAGCGTTGCACCTTTGGATTGTTTCCAGGGGTGCTTTTTTTAATGCCTCCCTCCCACCGCTTCATGCTATGTTACTTCGCCAAGAGTTCTAGGAGTGCTTTGATACCATCTTTCATGGATTCTTCACGCTCCGTGCGTTCGAAGTCAGAACCGTCAAGTTTAGTTGCTCAGTAAATACCGCTGTAAACGCCAGACTTCCTTTGTCCTTGTAGCTTTCAAGAAATCCATTTTTCTCGGCGCTGTAAAATACGACTTGTTTGTTATTTTCTTTCGTGATTATTCTTCCTCGCCTTCGTTGTACTTCTTAAATCCAAGAGCCAATCCAGTAATACCAGCTGCAATCACTATCAATCCTAGAGTGCTAGCGATACCTTCTTTTTCACCAGCGTTCGGAAGAGTACCACCGTAAACAGGTGTATTTGCCACCTCTTTTGGCTCAGAATCGAACTTATAAGATACCGCGGCAGATTGTGCCGCTTTATTATTAGGACGCTCTACGCTCGTTTTAGGGGCTTTTTCTGGCGTGCTAGGTTTTTGAGGTTTTTTTGGTGTAGGTGTCACTGGTTTTTTTGGCTCTACTGGGATATGAAGCTCTGGCTTGTCGTATTTCGGTGCATCGTTTGGAACTACTCCACCTTCAAACGGTGGGAGTTCTCGTTCTTCTGGAATTCCCGGAATGCCGCCTTGAAATTCCGGTTTTTCATACTTCGGAGCTTCATTTGGCACTGTACTGATTGGCTCAGTGTACTCCGGCAATTCTCTTACTTCAGGAATGCCGGGGACGCCCCCCTCAAATTCTGGGATGTCAACTTTTGGAGCCTCACGAGGAATCTCGAATGTTGGCTCTGGTTTGTTTTCACCGCTCGCATCACCACGGCCACCGACAAGCTGCACTTTGGAAGTCGATTTCGCACCAGCGTCTACTGCTACCAGCTCGGCCTTGTTCGTTGGGTTTGTGCTGTCTTTAACCGCTGTCTTCAATCGAGTTTGGTAACCGATATACATGATGCGGTTGAACTCTTTGAATTTGGCGTCAAAACCGTCAGCTCTTACATTCCATGATTCAAGGTAATCTTTTGCTGAATGGTCGATAACAGTCCAATCGAGTGGGTCTTTTACGAAATAGATGTTTTGTGAACCGTCAACAAATTGTTGATTGTTGGACCATGTATCAGATAACACTGCATTGTTAAGGACTTGACGAGCAGTATTCAGACGCAAAGTCCAGTTAATAATCTGTGGATCACTCTTGTCTTGCCAGCCCCATTTTGAAAGCATTTCGTCTGTTGGAATTGGGTTTCCGTCAGCAATTTCAAAGGTCTTAACTGTACCGTTGAAGTTAACGGTAACAGGTTTGCCCGGCTCAACAATGTCAAGCCATTTAGCGTCGAACTTCAACGACATCTTTTTGTTCAATGGATGTTCAGTGAAGTAATTATTGAATGTGGTAGTAATCTTGCGAGCTTGAGCATCAGCGTTCGCTTTACCAACGATATTCTCGTTGTTATAAACGTCGAAATCGAATGATGTTTGAAGCCCAATTTCTTTTGGAAGCTCAGTTACTACCTTGTCGCCCTCATTGATAGGCATGCTATCTGGAAACTCAATATCTTTATACTCGACCTCGAACGGTGAGTATTTGCCAGTGCCGTTCGGGAAAGTTACTTCAACGTTTGGGTTCTCAACTGTGATCGTAGTGTCTTGTTTAGTAACCGTTGTAGGCGCTGCTGGAGTATCTGCCACTGGAGTAGTTTCTACTGGAGCTGGTGCTTCCGCAATCGGTTGAGATTCTACAGGTGCTGGTGGAGTAAATACTGGCGTTTCCGTTGCTGGTGCCACTGTTTCGCTAGGTGTCACAGTGACATTGCCAGAATTGTCCGCTGTGTACACATTAGACACCGCTGGTTGAGTGTCTGCCACTGGTTGAGTAGTTTCGTCTGCTGATACTGATCCTGCACCGATTAGCAATGCAGTAGCAAGAGCTAGTGTTCCGCACAAGCCATAGGCTTTAGATTTAGTAAAACTTGGTTTTGCAATTGTTTGAGTGTTGAAAGATTTCATGGTATACTCCTTGTATAGATGTTTTTTTTCTTGCATGGGCCCTAACCCATGCTTTTTTTAGTGCTTCAATCCGCACCCATAGCCCCACCGCTTTGTAAATATGTTTTTTTAGAAAGATAAGTGTGGGAAAAGTAAAGTTTATATTTTGGGGAAAGATATGGGTATAAGTACACTCCACGATGGGGCCGTGGCTACGGATTGAAGATAGTGATCTTATCGGTTTCCGTATTTTGCCAAAAGCTCTTGTTCACGTTTTTGGCGTGCTTCGTATTTGCGTTCGTTTTCCTCGTATGGCGTCCATACTGGTTCGAAGAAATATTCTGGTTCTTGTTGTTTTTTACTCCATAGCCATTTAAGTAGTTTTTTCATTGTTAATTCCTTTCTATTCCCTAACCGCACTAGAGAACTAGTGAGGATTTTTTTCATAGATTTATATATTTAAGGAGACAATTATGAATATCAAATCGTTGTAGTTAATAGGTATCGCTTCATTTTTTTCCCCTCACTAGCTCACTGCTACGGCTAGGGTTATGTGCTAGGCAATCTCTTGCCAATTATTGTTAAACCAATCTCTGACTGCATCCCGTGGGTATCTGATTTGACTCCCTCGACCTTTATCGATTTTCGGGAAGCCGTCAAGGTTGGTTATTCTTAAAAATTCTGTGTAGTTGCCAATTCCAAGCATCGACTGGCACTGTTTAGCGGTTAAAATCATGGGTAGCGTTTCGTCTAAGTCGAACGCTTTTGTTTTATCTGCTATCACTGCCGTTAACATGCTATCGAATTGGTCAGCTAATGGTTTAAATGGATCTGTCATGTTGTCCTCTTTTCCCGATTCGTCCAACCGTTGGATGAACTTCCTATTGTTCGATAGTTGGTAAAACTCCGATAGCTTTCAGCTTGTCGTATAGGAAGCGTCGTCCTAATTGCGTCCAAACCGTTGTCACGTTGCTATGAATTTTGCCATCCTTGCCTTCGTAGTCGAATGTTCGGCTTGAGATATAGCCTTTACCAAGATATTTGGCATATAGTACCCACTGACCATTGACAATGCGTTGGATGCGCTCTTGTTTTAAGAGTTGATTCATCTTGCGTGCTGAAATGCCATAGTCTTGAGCGATTTGGGTGATAGTCAAGCTGTCCTTGGTTTGTAAAATCAAATCTAGGTAATCAGCGTTTTTGTTAGCTTCTTCTAACTCAATCAAGAGGTTTTCGTTTTGGCTTTCCAAGAGTTTGATTTTCTTGTCAGCCATGAGCAACGCCCTAGCCATGATTTTCTCTGGACTGTTGAAGTCCTTTTCAACTTGAATAAAGTATTGACGGACTTCTTTTCCTTTTTCGGTACGTTGAATCATTGCGATTTCTTTTGCCATGTCTAGCTTGATGATGTGGTCTGTCATATTTTGACCAGTCGAAGAGGTGAGACATTTTTGGGTCACCTTAACAAAGTCTTCATTTTCAACGAATCCATACTCTGTCATTCGTTTGAACCATTTTTTGTATTCAGTTTTAACTTCCAATGTTTCATGAAGTTGTCTCGCACTGATTACTGGTTCATGATTTTCGTTTAAAGTTACATTGATTAAATTGTTCATGTATTATCCTTTCTGAATTTGTCTAAACTGACATCTAAAGCGTCAGCAATTTTCACCATTCTACTGAAAGAAAGGTCTCTCTTTCCGATGTTCATCAACGTGTTATAGCTGATACCAGTCTTTTCAGCTAACTCTGTGACTGTCATTCCTCTGTTAATAAGTAACTTGCTTAAAGTTTTTTTCATATTCAATCCCAAAACACAATATATAGTTATTGATTGCATTAAAAGCACAACATATTGTGTTATTCTATCCTTTCTGATATAATCGATTCATGACAAACGATTAAATAGGGCCTCTCATCTCCTTATGAAAATCGCTAGTCAAATATTATGGAAAGGAGACTGTTTTATGAGCAAAGACAATACTGTTATTGCTGGCGAAATCATTTCAGCATTGCACGATGAATTATATCGAGCCTATTATCTAAATAAAGACTTTAATAAGCCTTTTGGCGAATATGTCGCTGAACAATATGAAATGATTTATGATGGAATCAATAAAACTGTTGCCAAATATTACGAATAGAGCTGCGAATAAGTTTGCATAAGTTCGATAACTAATCTAACATGCTCTGGATTATTAGACTTCGCAGTACATAGCACTGATGTCGTAAATTGGTCAAATAGCTTTAATGGATTTTCAAACTGAACTGGTTTAGCCAGTTCTTTTTTCTTTCCACTATATGGATATCGTCTTGGTTTCATCTTTGCTCCTTTCAGAATTCTTAACTTGAATAAAATTCAAGTTTTGCTGTAAAAAAATATCAGATACCGTACAAATCAGACGATTGAATGTGGTATTTATTACAGATAGTTACCATTTTCTTAGGAGAAATAGAAAGCGCATTCTTTTCCCAAGCGCTAACCGTCTGAGCTGAAGTACCAATGCTTTCAGCGAATTGGGCTTGCGTCAGATTGTGACGGGCTCGAAGTTCTTTGATTGTAATTTTTGGAACTGTTTCTGTCATTTTGCCCCTCCTTTCTAACTAACTTACAAACATATTATAACTTGAATTAAATTCAATGTCAATGGTTTTGTTGATTTTTTTTCAAGTTTTTAAGTTTTTTTTATAAATCAACTTGAAAATTAGGAAAGTCTACTATATAATATTAATATAAACAGCAAGGAGAAAGATATGGATTTGAATAAGCAAAGAGGCAGCAGAATTGAAAGTTTGAGAGCTAGCAAAGGCATTAGTCAACTCGAATTAGCGAAAATGTTAGGGTATAAGTCTGACTCAACTATTTCGAAGTGGGAAAGCGGCGCTAGTATTCCAACGGGGGCAAAGATTGTAAAATTAGCTCAGGCCTTGGGGACTTCAACAGATTACATTCTTTTTGGAGACGGTCCAGAAACCACCGAGGAACAACAACCCAACTCCCACGACATTGACAACATCATCGACAACGCCATGATGTTTGATGGCAAACCGCTGACGGACGACGATAAACGTGCTATTCGTGGAATAATCGCTGGCTATATGAGTAGCAAAGAGAAGTGAGGTGCTATGACTGAAAATGAATTGCTTGAGCAGTTCGGAGTCTCTATCTGTGAGTTTAGTTCTAGTGAGTGGCCTAGAAATGGCTTTATTGACCCCATAAACAGGGTTGTTTATGTCAACGAGGATTTACCCCCAGAAACTCGTTTGAAGGTCATTCTGCACGAATTAGGGCACTTAGAGCAGAACTCTAAAGACTATGAGCGTTTACGGGAGAAATACGAAGCTCAAGCTAATAGAAATATGATCCATGAATTGCTAGTTGATTATTTAAAATCTACTGATATCTACGATTTTAATTGGGTTCGTTTCGCTGCACAGTATGATATTTCAACGACTTGGGGCGAAGCGATGATACAAGATGAATTTAGGAAAATTCAGCAAACTGTTATTTAAAAAAAGGAGAAAATGAAAATGAAAATGGATGATGTTAGAAATGTACCTACTTACTTAAAATTCGAAACAACTTTTGGCTGTACTTTTGGTGGGCTTATTTTAGGTTTTATCTTTCCTCCTTTTTGGTTATTAATGTTTGTGGGTATCGCTTTACTGTTCGCACGACTTTTTTGGGAGATAAAACATCCTATGACCAAAGAGCAAAAAGAACAATCAAAAATAGAACAAGCAAAAGCGAAAGAGGAATTTCGACAAGCGAAAGAGGAACTTCGACAAGCGAATGAGGAGCTGAAAGAGGAATTTCGACAAGCAAGAGCTGTAAAATGCCCTCATTGCAAAAGTACGGACGTTGAATTTATGGTGCAGCAAAGAAAAGCTTTCTCAATTGGTAAAGCCGCAGCTGGAACTATTATGACTGGCGGTGTTGGTGCTCTAGCTGGTTTTGCTGGCAAGAAGGGTAAAAAAGAGTGGCACTGCAAGAACTGTGGTGCAGTCTTTACTACTAAATAAAAAATAAAACAAAAAATCCCTGCACTCTCCATCACCAAACTTTGAGTGTAGGGATTATCTATACAAGAGGACTAAACAATGGCATCATACAGGAAACGCCCCAACGGCTGGGAATATCGAATAAATTACTATGACTCTACTGGCAAGCGAAAACCAAAGTCAAAGGGTGGTTTTAGGACGAAATCTGAAGCTATCAAGGCCGCTGCTGAGATGGAACTGAAATTACAAGACAATATCAATGTTGATGAAGATATCACTTTTTTAAACTATTTCAAGCAATGGTGCGAGGTTTACAAGCGTCCGAATGTGTCAGAATTGACGTTTAATCTGTATGTTATTAACCAAAGACAGATAGCGTCTTTTTTTGGCGATAAGAAATTAAAGGATATTACTGCCACTGAGTACCAACGTGTATTGAATCAGTACGCTGAAACTCACGCCCATTTAACTGTCAAAAGGTTTCACACTCAAATAAAGGCGTGTATAGACATGGCAGTGCACGAAGGATATATCAAGCGTAATTTTTGTAAGTTTGCCAAAATCAATGCCAAAGTTAAGAGTAGAGATATCGAAAGCAAATTCCTAGAGGTTGAGGAATACGAGCGATTGATCTCCGAGACAAGCAAGCATCCAGAGCGTACCGCTTATGCAGTTTTGTATTTGATATCTAAAACTGGCATGCGGTTTGCTGAATGCCTCGGTCTAACCGTGAATGATATTGATTATGAGACTGGCATGCTATCCGTCAATAAAACATGGGACTACAAAAATAACACTGGTTTTATGCCCACAAAAACAAAAAGCAGTATCCGAGAGATACCGCTTGATGATGATTGTTTAAAATTTATAAAATCGTTGACACCGCAACCCGATGGCAGACTATTGCCAAGGGTATTTAATAATGCCGTCAATAGAACGCTACGCAAGATAGTTGGTCGTGAAGTGCGTGTCCACTCGTTACGGCATACTTATGCCAGCTATCTAATCGCTCATGATATCGATTTAATATCAGTATCGCAAGTTTTAGGGCACGAAAACTTAAATATCACGCTTGATGTGTACGCTCATCAACTTCAAGAGCAAAAATCACGAAATCACGAAAAGATTAAGCAAATGTGGACAGAATGTGGTCAAAAAGCCTTAAAGTAGCGATTTTACGGGCTATAA